GTCGGTTCGATCTGGTCAAGCCATGTGGAACCAATTCTGGAACCTTGACATTGAATAAGGATGATTCAAAGAACTCATGAATGTAGGTGAAATAACCTCTTGTACCAAACATTTGGTCAATGCGGGCTCCAACTGGTGTGTATGTCTGTGGCTTCCAGTGTGTGTTCCAAGCTGAAAAGTCAATCTCAATATGTGAGGTTACATTCTTTCCTCGTTTCTCTGTCATTCCAAAGAATCTTTCTAGAACCGATATTCGGTCATCAGTCATAGTTTGCTCTGGCAGACTTTGGAAGATGGATGATGCTATATTTTGCTCAAGGGAGGCAAAGAAGTACCTCATCTGTATGGTCATCATCGAGAAGAGTCTTGATTTCTTCTTCATCTCTCTCTCTTTTGGATAGACAGAAACAATCTTCCAATCATCAGGAATGCTCCGGGTAGAGACCTTGTTGCAGATGTCCTTGATTGAGAAGTTATCCTGAGCTAGAATCTCAGTTAGAACTCTTCTAGATGTTGAAGGCTTTGGTGGTTTGTAAGGCAGCCGACCATTCCAAGTGGCGTCAAACTCGTTCCGTTTGAGTGATAACGATTTGTCAACTGTCAACGGCAAGTAGTCCTCGTAATGATTGAACTCAAGGTGTGGGGCAAATAGACAGTCATCCCAGTCAGATTCTGGGTACAGAGTAAACCCGAGAGGGAGGTTCAGGTGTGATGACCTTGATAATTTCTCTAGGTTGCTCTCTCGATCTGATTCTTTCCTCAGAAACACCAGAGGAGGCCATCTTTTGTTCTTCCTGATGAATCCCCTCAGGTACACATGACATGCACTGTGATCTAACTGTGACGCAACTTCATGCCTGATGTGGAGCCTAGCTTTCCCCGTTTCTGAAACGTCGGCAACTCCACCTATTACATCGAGATGAGGGTGTCCAGCAAGCTTGATTAGTCCGAAGATTTCTGACAACTCGTCAAGATCAGTCTTGTTCCCAATGAAATCGGCTAATTCGCTAACCATCAAGGTGCCTTGATT